CAAACAAGATAGTCCTAAACCAAACAACGTTCATGCAGGAACTATCTCCCATGTCACACGAGATATTCTCAACGAGGATACGATCACTGCGTCCCAAGTACAAACTCAAAGAATCCACCGGTGAGTATATACTGAAGGGATATGAGGATGTTGAGCGTATCGGGCTGCCCATACAATCGTCAATAAGGGACAACAAGACGGGATACTGCTTCGGCAATCCACTATGGTTTGGCAATGAATCCGGGGATGAGAAGTCTGAGAAGATGGCGACATTCAAGACGTGGTGGAACTCGGCGAATATGACTTCATGCCTGTCGCAGATGGGACACCACCTGTTTGGTACGGGAGATGCCGCTATCGCCATATATATTGATGAGGACAAGAACATAAACTATAAGGTGTTCGGTTTCGAGAATGGCGATAATGTTACCGAGACATACGAACTTGTCGATGGCGTAAGAAAACGTGTTGGTGTACGCAAGTTCCAGATAAACGGACACAATGCCGTGGAGTTGTATAAGCATAATGTAGTGGAGTTGTGGATAAATGCAGACGAAGATGACATTAGGGGTAAAATAGGCATGAAACCAACGGCCATAAAATCCGAGGATGACTACACACTGGTATCGTCCACTCCTCACAACTTCTCAACAGCACCGTTTGTGTATTTCCGTGAAAAGGATGTCCCGTGGGGTATTGCACAGGATATATGCGACAAGTTAGACTTGCTTGTATCGGACTTGTTGGAGAGTGGTCGCTTCTTCTTCAACCCGTACATATTCTTAAAAGGTGGAGCCATAGCACTCCCATCCACAGACTTTCAAGGGCGTGTTTTCGCATCCGACAATGAGCAGGGAGATGCCAAGATTCTGGAACCGCCAAACGCAAGCGCCATGCTCGAAACCGCCTTCGGGAAACTCATGCGTATGCTTCTTGATTCCACAAAAACGGTATTCATACACCATGAGGACTTGAAAGGGCAAAATGACAGCGGTGCGTATCTGCGTATGCTATGCTTCCCTGAAATACAATGGGCTACAAACTTCTATCCACGCATAGACCAGCAGATGAAGCGGCTGTTCTCCCTGTTCGCAACAGCGGTTGGCATTGTGGAAAATGCGGTAACAGACTATGTTGATTTAAGGTTTTCGTACCAGTTCACGCCGTGTATACCGCAAAACCTGTATGAGGAATCGCAAATCATTACAGACTCTTATCGCGCAGGAGTTCTCTCACGTGAAACATCCGTGGAAGAACACTCACTGGCAAACCCGCAAGAGAAACAACGACTTGAAGCCGATGACGCACGAAAAGCCGCTTATGAAAAAGAAAAAACTAAAATACAAGAACCAGATAACGAGGTTAAACCCTCAAATAATAACAATTTAAAAAAATAATTTATGGACTCAACAAGAATTAAAATCGGGCAAGTCTTATATGGTCAAAGCGCAGGGTCCGATGACATTGCCCTAGTGAAAGTTGAGAGTGTTGGAGTGGGTGGCATTAACTATAATGACACAGACAACACTTTTCAATATTCATTTGACAAACTTACGGGTATTCCCGTTTCAGCATCCGTATTGACATCATCTGGATTTACCCTCTCCAATGGTGTTTATGTTAATGACACCATAAACTTCATCAAGGTGAAGCTGATAGGAGCACAATGGTTCTGGTACGCCAACGCCGATACGTGTATCCCCGTACCCTATCTTCATGAACTGCAATCACTCTACAAGGAACTTACCGGGAACACACTTGCCGTTGACGAAGATGCGTTGCTGATAGCACTTGATAGCCCAATGGTTCTCTCCGCACCTACTGATTTTGCCGCATCTGACACGACACCCAACACCGTTACCATAAGCTGGCTTGAAGATGCTGATGCCGAAGGGTATGAATACCAGATTAACGATGGGGCGTGGGTGGCAGTGGATGTTGCCGAGGCTGAACTCACGGGTCTTACATACAGCACTACCTATAAGATAAGGGTTAAGGCTATCGGTGATGGAGAGAGTTTCGTAGACTCACCCGAATCCGAGGAGTATAGCTTCACAACCGCTGCGCTCATTGTGCTTGACGCACCTGCCGACCTTACAGCCACAGATGTTGGTGTAAATGAAATTACCATCACATGGGGAGAGGTTGCCAACGCCACTGGATATGAGGTGCAGATCGGAGAAACTACCGATACCACGGACCAACTGACATACCAATTCACATCACTTGACGCGGATACTGGATATAACATATCTGTCAAGGCAGTTGGGGATGATGTTACTTATGATGATTCCGCTTTATCGGCAATTTCGGAAACCACGGATCCGCTTATCGTACTTGAAGCACCAGCAGACCTTACAACCTCAGAAGTTGGCGAAAACTACGTTACGGTAACATGGAGCGCCGTTGCCAATGCAGCCGGGTATGAAGTAGCCGTTGGCGAAACCACAGCTACCGTGGATGCAGAACCTCTTACCTATCAATTCACTTCACTGGATGTAAATACGGGATACACATTCTCCGTAAAAGCCGTTGGAGATGGCGTCACCTATGGCGATTCACTTGAATCCGAAGTGACTGCAACTACGCTGAAGCAGAAACTTGACACACCCGTTGTTACAGGAAGGGCACTTGGCACTACCAGCGTGAAGTTCTCATGGAATGAGGTGGCCAACTCGGTTGGTTATATCTGTCAATACAAAGAGGGTGAAGGATCATTCGTGGACTATGTGGGTGAAATTGCCGACGACGGAGGCGTTCGCTCAGTCACACTTACCGACCTTACACCCGGAACACAATACACCTTCTCCGTAATTGCCGATGCAGACACCGGATACCGAGATTCGGATGCCGCGGAGGGCGTTGTGAATACAAATGCGGAATAGATACAGTGCGACTAATCGGGAAGAGCGGCAGAGATGTCGCTCTTTTTTTATTTATAATGTTGTAAATTTGAAAATATGTACTATCTTTGCATAGTATTACTAATATCTAAAAATATGAAATTCACAAAAAGGGGTAAAAAGAAGTTTACATTAGAAACAGAACTAAGCAAAGGCTTTGTAGCCAGGGTAACAGAAAACAGATTGGACTTGGAGTCCATAAGCAAATCGTGGAAAATCTCATTCTCGAAATCAACCACGGAGTACGCATACGCATTGTATCTTCTACAACACAACAATGTCAATGAATTGGCGCTTGCAACCGCCATGCTATTCAACTGCACACGTGTATTCACGGATGCTGAAATGCTAAAAGTCGTAATGACGGCAATGCAGAAAGTTGATGAAAAGCGCGCAAAGAACATGGCCAAGCAGTCCGCTAAGGAAGATGACTCAGAGATACTTGACAATGAGGCGCTATTACAGGCGAGCATAGAGGAAAATGCTGCCACAAAGAGCGGCAAAAAAGCCGTAAAGAAAATTATGAAAAATAAGTAATCATGGGCTGGGGTACAAGTTTTAGGGCAGACGTTTATATCAGCCGGGTTGATGTCGAAAATGCCGATCACGCGAAATGTATTATTGAGGATTGTCAGGAGTTAATAAACGATGCCAAAACAATGCTTATAGGGTTTGCTGTCGCTACACCGCATATATCATCAGAAGAATCAATGGGGGATATGGTGAGATCCATGAGCTTTCAAGTAGATGATTGTGTAAGCACGATAGTGGAGAATGCTGAAAAAATAAGCCTATTGAGGCTATATATTAACGGAAAAGAAGAAGAAACTATTGAGTAATTTAATTAATAACTTAAAAACAAAACTATGGAAACAAACGAAATTGAATTGATCGTAAATGAACTCGACAATGATTTTACAGAAGTATTAACACAAATGGAAACCGAAGATGACAACAAGTGAATTTTTAAAAGAACTTGAAACGCGTATCAATGATGGTCGCGTGGTGAATATAGAAAGTTACCTGAGACGTAACGGGAGAACACGCATCGCAGCCACCAGGGAATTACAAGATGCCACAAGATGGAAGTGCGAAGAGATAAATGGTAAATACGGTGCTATATACGTAAATATTGAGGAGGAATAGTTATGGAGAAAAAGCATTATACGGCAGGAGGGAACCCGTCACACGCGGGAGTCTTCATCCTGCCCAATGGCAATAATGTCGATGTTGTCATAGACCGCGTGGAGTGGCGCGAGAAAGAAGAGATAAATGGTCGTGTGGAGTCTAAATTTGTAGCCATATTCAAGCCCAACCCATACACGGAACTTCCTATGGTACTGAATAAGGTCAACAAACAGCGGTTACTGAAATTGGCATCCAAAGGCCCTTGGGATATTCTTGAAGTGAAAAATTTGCCCGTAACACTCACGTGGGAGTCCACAAGGATTGGTGATGGTTTGAGAATATCACCCGTCCCGCCACGACAAAAACAGCAAATGCCTGCGCAGCCACAACCGCAGCAGTTGGAGCCGCTTACCACCGCACATAAAAACTTCGGCAAGTGTGTGGACCATCTTAAAAATGGTGGCACGATAGACGACCTGCGTCTAAAATACACCATATCAAACGCCATGGAAGAAACACTTAAACAAGCATTGTTATGATAGAATTGAGCCAAAAGGAATATGAATGGCTGTCTGAAAAGGCGGGGTATATCTCCGCATCAAAACTAGATGACCTGCTGACATCTGGGAAGAAAGGCAATAGTTGGGGTCAGACCGCAATAACATATCTATATAAACTGCAATACGAAAGGCTACGCGGATTCCCGATAGTGGGAGTTGATGCCAGACCCATGTCATTCGGTCGTGAAAATGAAGTGTATGCCAATGAGTGGCTTCGTGAAAACGTGAACCAAGCCATAAGAAGCTGCTCAACGGATTTTGAGGAACGTATATTTAAAAAAGTACCGTCTGCCATGTTCGGAGCATCACCAGACTCAATACTTGGGACTCCTGAAAACGTGGAGCATTTATATGAGATAAAATGCGTGTACGGAGAGAAGGAAACCACGTGGATGTTTTCGCCAACCGTGTCAAAAGACAAAAAGCGCGCACAAGTACTCGCCGACCACAGGGATCAACTAGCCGGGCAGTTGATAGCTTACCCGGAATGTAACAAAATATCACTTTTGAAGTACGATGCACAACGTGACGACAACCCGTTCGACACCAAGTCGCCGCTTGACATTTCGCGGGGCATTTTATTCACATTCTCACGCTCCGATTTTGGGAGCTATCTGGAGGACGTATGGTGCCGCATAATATGTGCAGACGCGTTTTTGAATTCAGGATATGATCTGGATAATATTAACGAGTACGCCTTTGTTATAGTACATGACGATGATGGCATGACACCAGGAGTTACAAACCACATAGAAATAGTAAAAAATGAATAATCAAAAGCAAGTTGAAATAATCGGCTTTGAAGCCGGGAACTATAACACCATAAAGGTGGTGCGCCTTACACCCGACATTTTGTCCAAGAAATTCATACAGATTGTCGGTGAGAGTGGCGCAGGAAAATCAAGCCTGTTGGAATTGCTGAAACTGCCAATATCTGGCACAGACACCATAAAGAAAAAAGCAATTCTTGAAAAAGGGTTTTTCACACAGGCACAATTACTCGATGGAGACCTTAATATATATATAGGTGCGAAAGTCTCCGAATATCAGCGAGGGGAAAAGGCGGGAGACCCTAAGTTTGAGTTCTACCTCTATTCTCTTGATGAAAATGGAAAGCAATATCAGCCGATAATAGATGGTGTGGCTGCTACGGCAAGTGAATACACGAAACTGCTTACCACGGACTTGACGTTCAAAATGGCGGATATGTTCTCTGAAAATCAAACCATACATCGCAAACTCATAGAGTCGTTGTTCAAGGATGAACTCAATGCGCTAAAAGCTGATGAACTTAACGCATCCATAGAGCGTAGGAAAATTGAACGTGACAATGCAAGGTTATGGTGCCAATCGCAAGGCGCATATATGGAGCGGTTCAAGGAAGAGGGGATTGATGAAGAGACGCTTAAAATGATAGTCCCGGTAGATATTGTTGAGATAGACAAAAAGATAACGGACTTGGTACTGAAAAAAGACCGCCTTGAAAGGAGTGGCAAAGACGCACACGACCTTACCGTAATGAGCATCGATAGGGAGCGTGACAGGAAAATACAGGAATTGAAAGACGAGGGCAACATGCTTGTGGATGAATTGCGTAAAGACCGCGCAGCAAAAGATGATACATACGCAAAGGCATTTAAGAAATACGAGGAATCACAAGCCCAATATATAATCGAGAAAGAAAAGGGGCAGGAGATAGTCGGGTTGGTACAGGCTTATTTTGTGCGCCCATCTGATAGCGTTGTCAAAGCCATAAATGATGAGATGACACACAAGTTGAAACTTATCGACACAAAGGAACCCGTAAGAGAGCCTGATGATAAAGTGCTGCTTGGCAAGATAAAGACGATTCGTGACAAGGTTGAGAATTTCCCGTTACCCGTATACCCGCAAATTGAAGCCGTAGATACAACAGATATAGATAAGGAGATCGCCGTGCTCAATGACCAAAAAATATCAGCAGCAAAGACCAATTCATTGTATAAAAGGTATCAACTATGGTTGTCGTGGATAGAGGCAAAGGCGCATTATGAGTCCGAGTTGGATAAGTTGCGGAAATTGTATGCATCCATAAACACGGGAGTGGAGGGCTTGTCCGTTGTGCCAACGGAGACCGATAGCGGTAAAATCGAGGTGTGGCTGATGTATAACGGGTGTTATGACACAGAATTTTTCCATAACGAAAATGCCGAGATGCGTCACCTGTTCGCATACTCCTCGTTTCAGCGATCGGTGATAGGTGTCATTCTGCAAGCAGCACGTCTTGACTTGAAGAAAAAGGCACTCCGACTTGCCATCGTTGATGATGTGGCATTTACGGAAAAAGGTGTACAGATATTGGCTGACCTTTGCGATAAGTTCAATATAAAACTTATTGCCGGTAGGACAATAGCTCCTACTGTGGATACGCTTGCTGATTCACAGATACTTGTTGATGGCGGAGAAATATTCTTCAACGATGGTTCCAATTAGACTTGTAAGACAAATAGGGTCGTTATGTGAGTTCATGTTCCGATGGGGCGTAAAGGACTCGGCTACACTATGCGACCCTGTTGTCTCCAATGAATTTGCGAATCAGGATGACGCCTACGATAACCTGTGCTTCCTGATAAGCAATTACGGGATTGTCAAGCCATCAATATATATTGACATCCTATATCTTAAAACAAGGACTGAAATCAAACTCAATGAACTTTCCAACTTCCTGGGCAGGTCAAAAATGGATGTCGCTATTAAAAACGGACTATGCTATATATGCAATTTCTATTATAGAAAGGGCATAGCGTACGGGGTAGGCGTGGATAAGCGTGACGCACTGATTATGTATGATAAAATCAATGGCGGCAGGTCACACCCATACCTGTATGGTGGTCGGCTAAGCCACAGCAAATTCATCCTATGTGTTAAGTCCGAGTGTGCCATTATTGACGCATTACGGGCTCAGCACGGGCTGACGCGCCGTATGACACCACTTATAAACATTATGGCTAAAGTTATAAAAAATGAAAACAGACGCAAGGAGATATTGGGCATCAGTGAGACAATCAGGCGATATGAGAGTGAGTTGGATATGGAGGAAGGTTTATTTTTAGAAGATGAAGAAGATGTTGATACCTATTGAGCACGAGATGCGGCATATCGCAAATGAGAATTATGGCATGATAGTACCATTCGGTGATTACAAAAACTCACGCTTGGTGGATTGTGAGATCGGGTCCAAGTGCATCTCCCTTGATAAGCATCGCGGTATACTGATAAGCCGTGTTATACTCGTCATACCTTCGTTAGTGGCAAACACCATATCCATGATGCTGTACAATATGGACATAGAAAATTCATTCGGCAGGATGGTGCGTAATTGGGAAGGAGAGGTGTTCGAGGATAGAGCACTATTTATT